TAATGCTTCCGGTGCAGTATCAATAACGTTGGCGACTGCGGTTGTCGCGGCATTATCTGCATAAGTTTTAGTGGCAATTGTGGAATCTACTGCGACCGCACCATTAGTAATAGTGATGCCTGTTCCAGCACTAAAGTGGGCGCGAACATCTGTGGCACTAGGTCCAGTATATGTAATTACACCAGTTGTGTTATTGTATGAAAGAGACCCATCACCACCGGAGTCAGTTACCGATACTGCGGCTCTTGCAAGAGCATCTGTATATTGAGTAATAGTAGTAGAAATTGCACCATCCGTAATGGAAATACCAGTGCTTGCGCTGAAATGAGCGCGAACATCTGCGGCAGATGGACCAGTATATGTAATTACGCCAGTTGTGCTATTATATGCGAGTGAGCCGTCGCCACCAGAATCTGTTACCGATACTGCGCCTCTTGCTCTAGCATTTGTGAAGTAAAGGTTTGTTGAACCTTCTGTAATCTCGTCAGTGTTATCTTTTGTTTGAATCTGAGAAGTAACGTATGCTTCTGTTGCCAGAGGGAACCCACCAGCAGTAGTTCCGTCATGAACTACTACAGTATCTTTAGTTGTATCTACAGTAACTTCACCAACTGCACCAGTGAAACTAGAGTGTTGGACTGTAGTGCCTCTACGAAGTTGTAAAATCGTTGCCATTTGTATCTCCTAATCCCACTCTATTTAGCTATATGTTCCACCATCTAGAATGGCACCGTCTTCTATGTTATCTAATGAAGTCTTTAAAAGTTCATGGCCTCCAGCAGTGGAACCATCATGAACTCTAACAGACCAATTCGTTGTGTCTACTGTGATTTCCGCTTCGGCACCAGTAAAACTTTGATGTTGTAAAGCTGTGCCTCTTCTTAGTTTTACTCTAGCTGCCATATCAAATGCTCCCGTAATCTACAGAATTGTATGCTGCAACCGCATCTGTGATCAAGCCGTAATCTAAGTCTGTTAGCTGGTTGAGGCGAATGATCGCAGTGCCTGGCGTGGTAGTTGTATCTACATCGAAATCACTAAACGCGGTGTCAGCAAACGAGATGGTAGCAACGCTTGTTGCCGCGCCGCCATCATTTACTTCTACGCCACCTAATGCTACTATTGTGCCGTCTGTCTTCTTGGAAAAGATTTTCTTATCTTCAAGATTTACGGCCAGTTCGCCTACTGCGAGATCACTTGCACCTGGTTCGGCGCCCGTAGTTTCACTTCTTTTAATTTGAACGACCGTTGACATATGCTAAGTCCTATTCATCTGATTTAAACGTACCTTCGTCCCAGTCAGATTTAGCGGCTTTGTTTGAGGTAGGAGTAGTAGATGCAAGTTTTAATGCTTCTTCTAATTCCTGTATCTTGGCTGTCAATTCAGCTACAGTCTCGTTTGCCATTGCCAACTGGGTTTTCACCATGATGTTGTCAAGCGTCGATGCTTTAAGTTGCTCTGCCAAATTATTAATATACGAATTGATGAACTTAGTTTGATCCATTATGTATCTCCAAAATGTGGGGAGGGAATAGTCCCTCCCCTATAATTTATTAGTATGTGCCACCGTCGATGTTGCCAAACGAAGGCGCATTGCCTGAACCGTTTGATTTTAGAACTTGACCGGCAGTGCCAACAGCGGTTGCGCTGATTGCACTTGTGCCACCACCGAACAGAACACCGTTAGCAGTTAGAGTTGTTACACCAGTACCACCGTCACCTACTGCGATTGCAGATGATAGACCGGAAACTGTACCACCCGAGAGCGAACCTTCGAGGTTAGCAACAAGAGTAGCAACAGAGTAACCTGTTCCAGCTGTGTTAACAGTTGTTGTTGGCGCTGATTGTAGACCCTTGAAGAGCTTCCACTTGCCGTCAGATGCATCGCGGAACAGACCAGCGTAAAGGTCTTGCGAACCTGTTGTATCATACATACCGAACAGACCAAGGTCAACCGCGTCGGTTGCATTGTTGTCGTTACCTACGAATACGAGAGGGTCAGTAACAGTAAGTGTTGTCGAGTTAACAGTAGTTGTTGTTCCCGAAACTGTTAGGTTACCAGCAACAGTAACGTTTGCACCGTCAAGTGTAAGTGCGGTTGTGCCACCAGAGTCCTTGATTGTGTCGGTCGAAACGCTACCAAAATCAACGTCCGCACTTGTTCCAACATCCTGTCCGATGCCGATTGTTACCGCACCAGCAGATGCCGAAGTTGTAACGCCTGTTCCGCCTGTGAAAGTCAGAGTTTCCGAGGCAAGCGAGATTGTATCTGTGCCAGTGTCGCCCGCAATATCAAGATCGGTAGAAATTGATTCATAACTTGCCGCAGTCAGACGACCTTGTGCGTCAACTGTGAATGTTGGGATTTGAGTTGAAGAACCATACGAACCGGCAGTTACTGTGGTATCGTCTAGATCGATTGTTCCGTTGGTGTAGGTAAGTCCTGTTCCGCCAGTAACGTGACCATCAATAGCAGTTTCTGCCGCAGTTGTAAAGTCATTAACTTGCGATGCAGTGATATCAATAGTAGTATCGCTTGCCGCAGTCAGACGACCCTGAGAGTCAACTGTGAAAGTTGCAACAGCCGATGCCGAACCATAAGAAGAAGCAGTTACCGTCGTATTGTCGAGATCAATTTGTCCGGCTGAGTAGGAAATACCTGTTCCGCCAACGAGATAGTTGTCTACGGCAGTTTCAACTCGACCAGTTGTGAAGTAAAGGTTGTTCGTTCCCTCAGAGAGATCATCTGTGTCGAAACCAGAAAGAGATACACCGGCATCTGTATATGAGATAACACCAGTTACTGAGTCATACGAAAGATCGCCAGAAACGCTGATTGCGCCTCTTGCTCTTGCATCTGTGAAGTAAAGGTTTGTTGAACCTTCGTCAAGAGCATCTGTGTCGTGGTTGGCAATAGATGAAACTGTACCAGTTACGTCACCTGTAAGATCGGCAGTGATTGTTCCTGCCGAGAAGTTACCTGACGAATCGCGCTTTACGATTGTTGATACAGTGTTTGCGTTTGTAGCACCATCAACAGCGGCGGTGTATTTCTTACCACCGATAGCGTCGATAACAGCACCACCAGAAGAGTTTACGGATTCGATATACAGAACGCCAGCGGTACCATTGTTGGCTGCGTCTTCTGCATACGCCATTTCACCTTCTAATAGATCGGAAGTTGATGGGGCAGTTGAACCCGAACTTCTCTTAATTTGAATAATAGTTGACATTCTGTTTTCCTTTTCTTACTATTATATTTTTAATACGTTCCGCCGTCAATTGCTGTGGGAGCTACTGCGGTTGCGGGATTTACTGCTTCCCATTTTCTTGTTTCTGAATTGTAAATCAATGTATATCCATCTTGCAAACCGGTTGCATCCACATCTGCCAAAGATTGGACAGCCGCAGCGCCACGCTTACTTACTATGCTTGTATTTATAGTTTTGCTGTTTGGAACCGTGACTTTTATAGCCATTATTTAGTTACCTCCGGATTGACTACTACAATACCTTCGAGAACTCTTAGTGTCTCTTCGCTGCTTGTGATTTCTATATCGTAGACATATCTACCTGCTTTGATTGCAGAAGTCTCTTCTGCCGTCAAACTAACAGTAACTTCACCATCTAACGGTGAAGATACGTCTGTGGTAAAATCAATAGATGTATTTGTATAATAAGACTTACGCATTTGAGCGGCAGCCTCATAATCTGTTAAATCCTTTACATCGCCATATTGATCGGCAACGGCAATCGTAAACGAGAACGTTGTTCCTTGATCAATATAAATGTTTTGAACTTGTGCCATGAGAACCCTTATAAATCTTTATGTTCTTATTTATACTTTTGGATGACTAATGAAAACAATATTGATGTTGAAATACGGAACAAAATATTCCAAAGAAGATGTAGATCGTATCATCGAAGCGACGGATGGCAAGTATAATTACGTCTGCATCACCGATGACACTACCCTCGATCCCAGAGTCAAAGTAATTCCTTTGCCAGAAGATGTGGACGGTACTTTTATTAAAATATGGATGTATGGCCTAGAAGATTTGGGTGATGTTCTTTACTTTGACCTCGACATTAGAATACAAAAAGATATTGATCATCTATGGAATTATCTTGACGAACGCCCAACTATATGCTATACATATTGGAAAGATATAAGTTGGGTGGATAAAAATGCTAGGTCTTATAGCGAACAATATTTGAGTAACTATAACTCCAGTGCCGTTCTATGGCGCTCTGGTAGTCCAAAAGCCAAAGAGATTTGGGAACACTTTGAAAAAGACATGGACTATTACATGGTCAAGTATTGGGGCGACGATAGATTTTTATGGCATGAGAATTTTGATTTTAAGTGGTTTCCCAAGGGCGAGTTTTATTCGTTTCTTTACGGAGCAGATTACTACGACCCAGAAAAGAGAATTGTAGACAGATACCGACCAGAGTATACAGTATGTCTACTCAATGGTTTAGATTATTATCCAGGATATGACAAGAAATATGATGAACTTTCTAACAATCAAATGGGGTGACAAATATTCCGAAAAGTATGTGAACAATCTTTACAAGATGGTAAAGAAGAATTACACAAAAGATTTCAGATTTATTTGTTACACAGACGATGCAAAGAAGATTAATAAGAATATTGAGGTCGTTCCTATTCCAGATGACGACCTTCTGCATCCAAAATATTATTTCGGTAAAGAAGAATATTGTTTTGACCGAGCAAAATTTCTGGTATTTAATTCAGAAGAATGGATTAACTGTGAACCGGAAGATCAATTTTGCTATTTTGATTTAGACATTGTTATTCAAAATAATATCGATGAAATTGATGAGCTGGCAAAAAAGCCAAGAATTGCTCATAGTCTTTGGCAGCCAGCTGGTCAACTTGATGAAAGATTCTTTATTGAAACCCGAGGCACATATTATAACTCTAGCATGATGCTATGGTCATACGGTCAATGTCAGCATATATATTATGATGTTTGGGAAGAAAGCGAAATCATTTTCAAAACTTTCTTCAAAGGAACTGACAACTATCATTTCTGGCGACAAAGAGACTTCTGGAAAAACATTCCTGACCATTGGATTTATTCCTGGAACAGAGGACGTTATCATCCAGATGACGTAGAACGTTTCAAGTTTAGAGATGATGCCAAAATCTGTGTATTTAATACTGATAACGTTCCTCATCCATCTACAAAAGACCATGTTGAATTGTCAGAGTGCAAAGATAAGAATATTATTGGATTATGGAAATGAGAGTTAATTACGTTTGCTGTAAATGGGGTACCAAATATGATGCCGAGTTTGTCAACCGTCTATATCGGATGGCAAAGAAGCATACACCAGATAATTTTGAGTTTCATTTCTATTGTTATACAGACAACAGTGATGGATTTGAAAATGAAATTAAAGTCATCGACTTCCCAGACATTCCCGACATTCATCCGAAATACTGGTTTGGTTCAGATGATTTCAAATACGGCATGGCACGTTGTTGGGACAGACCAAAGACGTTCATCTTCAATACGCACAACTTCGCAGACGATAACCCCACTGGAAGATTTGTCTTTTTCGACCTTGATGTTATCATACAAAATGATTTGTCGCCAATCATCACTTACGACCTAGAGAATCCCACTAAGTTGCGGTCATGGTGGCAAGACCCTCGCCCCATGAAGTCTCGCAACTTCAAGTTGGCGCATGGCGCATATACAAATGGTAGCTGCATGGTCTGGTCAGATGATCAGACAGAATGTATTTGGCAGGATGTTCTAGAACATCAAGAGCGTATCTGGTTCACATTTACAGATGGAACTGATAACTATCACAGTTGGCGTTGGGGTGACTTTAGTGATACTCCACTCTGGAGACATTTCCCAAGCACATTTGCGTATTCATATAATCGTGGTCGTAACTGGCACGAAGGCGATCTTGAGGTTGGTAAATATAGAAAAGATTGTATTCTGTGTGTCTTTAATGTAGACTTACTTCCATTCCAAGATGATCGCAGAGGTAAAGTAAAACAA